TGATGGTGTATTGGTGCTCATATTTTCCCCATTGTTTTGTCTATTTTCCCATCAGGTTAGTTTTCCTACAAGGTCGCTTTAAGCAATCATGTTTAAAGCATCGTTTTCTACCTTTGCCACTCGGTTTAGCCAACCTTTTTCGTAAGTAGGATTGTTCAAACTCTTGTAATACGCTTCTTTTGCATTTGAAAATTTCTGAATCAACTGCTGAACAGGAATTGCTTTTATAGCGTTTAAAGTCTGTGGGCCCATGCCACCATCCATCGGAACGCCAACAACGCCTTGCATGACCTTTACACAGCCTCCTACGCCATGGTTGATGGCGAAGTCAAACATCATGAAATCGACCGGAGTAGGAAGCTCGTCGCCCATGACTTTGTCCCAATATTTCTTTTTGTAGAAAGGACTGACCGTCTGAGAAGTTAAAGCTTTCATGTCATTCCAAGTAACAGGGTGTCCAAGAAAAGCCTCCCAATTGGCTTGTGTAACGCCCAAATTAGTAGAACCTGCACGACCGTCAGGCAATTTATTGCCACTATCAGCGGATTCCGTTTGAAAACCGCCTTCACTAGCAAGAATTAATTCTAAAGATTTTTCAAAATTTTCTATCATGGTACAGGAGTAGATTGATGTAAAAGTTCGTCCTTACGCTGAGAACCTGCGGATGAACCAAAATAAAAAGCTACCACTTGTTCAGCTTTAGCTGAAAGGTAACCCACTAAAGTGCCCGCCATTGCAGACTCAATATGGGATAACCCCATCATCGTACCTACAACAACTCCAATAAACGACACAACAATAATGATTGCTAAGGTAGGTACAAGAAATGACTTAGTCGCAATTTGCATGTCTCGTGCAGAACTACGATCTTGAACTGCTAATTGCTCAAAATTCAAACCCAAAGCTTGAGCTTGTTTTTGCAATTCAAGTTCTGCAACCTTAACTTGTGCGATTTGGTCAGCAGACATCTTGCCTTCGTCTAGGATGTTTTTGGCCTCATCACCACTAACGCCAAGAGCTTTGGAGACAGCCTCGACCGCAAGACCTGCTAAAGGCCCTCCTAGTGCTGTAGCAATTGTTGGTGCAACCTGTTCTAACCAATTCATTGTTTTCTCCTAATTACAATCACTCAATACATAACCTGTGTCTCTGAATGTTTTATAGCATTCCCACTCTTTTGTGTCTTGATTATGTCTTTCTTTATATTGCTTGTACCACGCTTGTCCTTCTCTTCTTCTTAAATAATCTTGATGAATCATGTACATCAATCCTGCAAAAGTTACAAAAAAAACAAGAATTCCTATGCAAACTGCAATTCGAAATTGCCACTTCTGAACATACTTCTCATGTTCACGCCTTTCTCGTTCATCCTTTTTTTTTGAGCGGCGTCGTACTTAGCTTTATCTTTTAAAAGTTTTCTTCGTTCTTCGTCAAACTCTGTCCACAAAGCTCCAAGTTCAGGAGGAGCTTCATATATCAACATTTGTCGCAAATCGTATTCAGCTTGTTGCAAACGCTTTTTCATCAAAACATTTTCCAACGCTTGAGCTTGAATAGATTTACCCTTAGGTGGGTTTTTCTGCTTTTCTTCAGCAACCTGAATAGCTTTATCTTGATGCTCAAAAAAAGAAGAAAGACCTCCTGCTATCTCGTGAATAACTTCGGAGGCTTCTTTTCCAACGGACTTTGCTTCTTTGTAAAAAGCTACTCCTGACTTGACTGCCCCAAGAGCCATCATCGCAAGAGTAAACGGATCCATTTAAATTCCTATTAGTTTTTTGACAAATTCAGCGGCAACACCGGGCCCAAACAAGACAAGAATAATAACAACATAGAGCATGTACTCTATCTTGTTCATACGCTTGTCGCCCTCTTTAAGTTGGCGTGATATGTCTGCATACCTCTCGGCACATACAGCCTCGTGAACATTTAGCTGTTTGTCCGTTTTAGTCGCTAACTCATGAGTTTCCATAAACCAAGACCAATACTAATTTAATTAGTAGTTGGTGCGTCAGTTGCAGGAACTTCAACAGGGGCCTCTGCGGCCTCCACAGGAGTTTCTTTAGCCACTGATGCCTCTTCCACTGGTGCTTCAACAGCAGGCTCCTCTACGGGCGCTTGCACTGGTTCGGCAATAAGTTGAGAAGGAGGAGCCACCACTGCTTCTTTAGGTTGCATTGCCTCATATTTGTCTTTTAAGAAATCAATGAAGCGGTGAATTTCATCATTTGCTTCACTACTGAATTCTTCAACATAAGTACGAATGTCGTTCAAAAATTGCATGATGGCTCCTGTGGTTTAGGCGGTTGGTGTAGCCTCTGCAGGTGCAGGGGCGACTTCGGCGGCAGGCTGTGCGCCTTGTGCGCTTGCTTGTTTTTGGATTTCTTGGATCAAGCCTGCAACCTCAACAAATTTCTGGTTGTACAAATATTGCATGATTGCGTTGACCAAGTCTGTTGTTAGAGTAATTGAATTCATCTCACATCTCCGTGAAAATGCCACCAAAATGGGGTGGTGGCTTCCCCTTCATCATTATGCCGCAGGAGTGTTCCAAGGCAATGGATTTTGTACTTGTGTAGGATTCAATTGAGCCGCTAAATTAGTATTGATAGCCGCTTCTGTAGCCGTCTGATCGACCCCATTTGCCCAACACCAACCAACTACTTGAGACTGCGTCAATTGGTTGTATGGGGTGAAAGAACCACCGGCTTGAGGCTCAGGGAATGTACATGTTCCATAACTGGTTGCCGTAAAAGTCACTGGTGGTGTAGCTGTGTTTGCCTCAGTTCCAGTGCAACGCCATCCTGCGGTCAATACAACCTCAGTAAAACCATTGATAGTTTGTGTTGAAGAATCCATCCAATCAATTGTCCATGCAATAGTAGTCATGATTTTTCCTTTAAAAAATTAAACACTGTAAGAAACAGAACCGCTCAGCGTAAAGCTCGCCGTGGTATTCGCACTGCCTGTTTGTAGAACTCTATCTGCTATTGTTAAGGCCATTTGTTATTATCCTACCTTTGCTTCTAGAGCTGTTACTTGGTTCATGTTACTGCCCAAGGTAATGGTGGGGTAACTATTGGTGCAGGTGGGGTTATCTTATCTTCAATGGATTTATCTAATTTTGATTCAATTTCAGATTGAACCACCCCATTTGTCCAAAGCCAACTTTTAACCTGTTCTTGCGTTAAAGACTCAAATGGCGTATAAGATACACCCTCAACACAATTGATATTGGTAAAATTGCTGATGCTAACCGTATTAGCAGGAGTTGAATTATCTGTAGCGGTTGCCGTCCAATGAACAGCTATAACTACATGAGTTTGCAATTGAGTAGACAGATAAGAATCCATTTTGTCAATTGTCCAAGTGTATGTATTTGCCATATATTTCCTTAAATTATTTATTCTAAAATACCAGTTACACCAACAAATGAAATCACAACAAAGCAATAACTAAATCCAGAATATGTATTTGTAAGCACAATTTGACCACTACTGTTCCAAGCCAAAGAATAAGAAGCTCCACTGCTACTGCCAGATGTACTTTGAATTTTTGTAAATGTTGAAGCAATAGTATTGGCTCTTGCAGTAACAGCCCAAACATCCATATAACCAGTATTGTAAGATGCCGCACTAACATGGTTTACATACAAATGACCAGCAACTGCGCCTTGGTTACTTGACCCATTAAAATACCAAAGATTTAATGATAAAGTAGCATTGTAATTTACAACACCCGATGTTGAGGTTGTTATGCCAAAGGGACCAGAAGCACTAAATTGTGAACCAGTAAGTATTGTGTTATTAACAAGCAATGTTTTAGTTGTAGTACTTCCATTGGCTATTGGGGAAGTAGTAGTACCAACCAACAAATTACCACTAGAGTCTATACGCATCCGTTCTGTGGAATTGGTTGCAAATGTAAATGGAATGGTTCCGTAAGACTGAAGTTGAACAATACCAGCATCGGCATAAGCACCAAATGTTGCCGAACCGCTTGTTCTAAATTGCAGTAAAGATGCACCACTTGAATCAGTAGCAATGGTTTTGTAATTTGATACTGCTGGACTTGTAGTACCAATACCTAAGTTACCAGAGGTGTCAAGGCGCATATATTCCGTACTATTTGTGCGAAATACTAATGGGTTATTTGTTTGCGCTGAAATATAACAAGCGGAACTATCATTGCCTAAAAATAATGTAGTACCTGCTGATGATTCGTAAACTTGGTAGCCAGGGCTTGAATTACCATAAACTCTTACACCTAAAGTAGATGACGAACCTTGATTTACAGTTAATAAATTGGTAGGACTACTTGTACCTATACCTAGATTGCCTACGCTTGTGAGGCGCATCTTTTCTGTATTATTTGTACCAAATGCCAAATAACCATTTTGTGAATTCCACAAATTTAAGTTAGTAGCATCTGAATATAAATATCCCCAAGTTGTAGTTCCTGCGCCATTTCTTAAATAATAAGCACTACCTGCATTGTTATTAAGGCTTATAGCACCAGTAGTTGCAAAGTTTGTACCATCAAAAGTCAACGCAGAACCAGTAGCCAACGCACTTGTACTAGACGCATACACCACACCATTTGCTGTGAATGATGTTAATCCTGTGCCGCCATTTGTGGTTGCCAAAGTTCCTGCAAGAGTAACCGCTCCGCTTGTTGCCGATGAAGGCGTAAACCCAGTTGTTCCTGCACTAAATGTGGTTACTCCAATTGTTGATAATTGAGTCCATTGCGGTGTTGTTCCGCTTGAAGTCAAAACATAACCAGAGGTTCCAATCGCCAGTTTAGACAATGCTGTGCCAGACGCATAGTAAGGTAAATCACCTGCGGTATAAGATGACAAACCTGTGCCGCCGTTTGAGGTTATTAATGTGCCTGCAACAGTGATTGCGCCTGTTGATGCGGTAGATGGGGTAAGACCGGTTGTGCCAAAGCTGATGGTTGTTGATGCGGCGGCTTTTGAAGCCAACACCTGCACATTACCCGAAGCGTCTTTGTAAAAGAGCTTGCCATCAAAGTAATTCAACGCGAGCTCGGCACCACTTGCACTGCTCGTCAAGTTGGCGGCAGAAGGAGTGTTACCAGTTGAGCCACTGGCGTAAATTAGTATAGGGGTGTATCCGCTTTGTGCCATGTTTTTTCCTTAGAATGCGCCGCCTGCAATGCCACCTGTGATTGTGCCATTTGCCGCGTTACAAGTTATTGACGAGTTTACCAATTGTGGCAAATTACCGCTAGTCGCCGTTACGAAAGTTAGATAGTTTGTTGTGCCCGTAGAGGCCGCAGTTATCGCCGTGTTGACCGTGTTTGTGGCTCCCAAGTTGGCAACAGTCGTTGTGCTTGTTACAGTTAACGGCGCTGTGCCTGTTGCCACTGTGGAAACAAGGGTGCTACCAGTGACAGCTTGGGTTGATGTGATCGCCGCGCCGGTGCTCAGTGTGTTGGTTGACCACGAGGTTCCAGATGGAATGTTGGCGTGATAGTCCCATGTTCCTGCGGCAGTACCGTTAGACAACAACACCACATTTAGATACGCGCCAGACTGCACTGTGACAACAATGGTCGAAGAGTTGTTTTGAACAACAATTGTTCCTGATGACTGGTTGTTGTTGAATGTGTATGTCGCGCCAACTGGCAAAGTTGTGGCATCTGGCAACTTATATGTCTGACCACCAGAGCCAGTCACAATCCAGTTGGGATATGAGCTCGCCACAAGAGTTGTTGTCGTTCCTGCGGCGGCAACATTGCTGTAGCCCAAGAATGCAAAGTTTGTGGTGATGTTTGCGTTGGCGTCACGCAACACAACACTGTTTGCGCCTGTTGATGCTGTCACGCCAGTGCCGCCGTTTGCCACATTCAAGGTTCCTGCGACAGTAATTGCGCCTGAAGTCGCGGTGGATGGTGTCAAACCTGTAGTGCCAAAACTGAGTGTTGTCACAGCCACACCAGACAGAGTTGACCACTGGGGTGCCGTTGCTCCTGAGTTGACAGTCAAAATCTGGTTTGCAGTGCCGATTGGCAAAGTGCTAAATGCGCTTGTGCCTGCACCATAGACCAGTGATCCGGTTGTCAGCGAAGTCAATCCTGTGCCGCCATTTGCGACACCTAAAGTACCGGCAAGCGTAATTGCACCAGAAGTGGCTGTGGCAGGCGTCAATCCTGTTGTGCCGCCACTAAAAGTCGTCACGCCAATGCTTGACAGATTTGACCATGTTGGCGCGCCAGTGCCGCCTGAAAGCAACACTTGTCCGGTTGTTCCTGCGGCAGAATAGGCATGTGCAGTACCTGTACCATAGCCAACACCACCCGATGTGGGGGTTGCTGTGCTATTTGTACCGCCGTTTGCGATTGGCACGACGCCAATTAAGCTTAATGCCTGCGCAGTTGTGGCGTTAGTCACAGCACTTGTACCGTTGGCATACATGAAACCAGTCAAACCGGTCACTGTGATGCTGTTAAACGCCTCAGAAGAGCTTCCTAAGACCTTTTCCCACACTGAACCGTTGAACACAGCCCAGTCACCAACAGACCACAAGTTGATGCCGTTCAAACTGGTTGTACCTGCAGTCGAAACCACATAGTAGTAACCCGCAGTACCGACAGATGAGGTCAATGTTGGTGTATTGGTAGACGCATTCCATGTGCCTTGATAGGTTGTCGCGCCCGAAGCGTTGGTGGTAATGCTTGTGATTTGACCTTGAGCATTGACCGTAATCTGTGGAATAGCCAAAGCAGACCCGTAAGTGCCTGCAGAGACGCCCGTGTTGGTGATGGATGGGGTAATCGTGCCCGATCCATTGGTGATGGTGATGCCGGTGCCTGCGGTGATCGTAGACAGCGTGTATCCTGTACCATTACCAATCAGTAATTGTCCGTTTGTAGGCGTTGTATTAAGCCCTGTACCACCGTTTGCGACAGGGGTTGTGCCCAAAAGCGTCAACAGTTGAGCTGTGGTCGCGGCTGTATAGGCTGAAGTGCCGTTGGCATAAGCAAAACCTGTGAGTGTTCCTGCGACACCGGTACCGCCAGAGCCTGCATTGAGCGTACCGCCCAATACCACCGCACTCGATGTCGGTGTATTTGGTGTCAAGCCTGTTGAGCCCGCGCTGAAAGTCGCAACACCTGAACCAGAGATCACTGAGCCCCAACCGCCGGTTGTGTAGGCTTCCAAAGTGCCGGTGTCGGTGTTGTAACGGAATGCACCTTGTGCAGGTGTACCGCGCTGTGCGGTCGTGCCTGAAGGCAACTGAACAAAATTGTTGCCCGGAAATGTTGGATTTGGCGAAATGCTGATCACGGGCACACTGGTGCCGTTGGTGACCACAATTTGATTGGTTGTGCCTTGTACATTGGTCACAGAGCCACTGCCGGTACCAATTGTCTGCCATGTGCTACTCGCGTAGAACTCCATGGTCTGGGTATCAGTGTTGTAGCGAATGACGCCGTTGTTTGCCAAACGCTGTGCAGTGCCACCAGAAGGCAATTGGACGCCACCAGTACCCGGCAAAACAGGGTTTGACACAAGGCTGATGGTTGGCGAGCCGCCCACAGCATTGCCAAAGGCCACATTGATCTGATTGGTTGTTCCACCGATGGCTGTTTGGCTGAATGTTGAACCGTTGATGGTCATCAAGCCCGTACCAGACAGACTGGATAGATTTTGAAGGTTGGTGCTAAGGCCAAATGTGGGGTTTCCTGCGATGCCATCTGCATTGGAGATAGTCATGCCTGCACCAACAGTCAAAAGCCTGTTGATGACCGTACTGGCCCCGTTCTTGACGATAATTCCGGTGCTTGCGGCGTTCAAACTTGCCGCAGGGCCGGTCATATTGATTTGCAGAGTACTTCCTGCACCATTGTCAGTCAGCGAAAGGCCAGAGGTGGCGCTTAAATAGCGAGCTTGAGTCAGTCCTGCAGTCGATCCAACTGTCAGGAATGGGTAATTTAACGCACCGGCACCTGCAATCGCGCCCGTAGTGGTCTGCGAGGTAACACCGTTTTGAACGACAGGAACGAGCTCAGAGCCAGTTAAGGCTCCTGCTGTTGGTAGTTGGGTAATTGTTACTTGTCCACTCATTTTATTGGCTCGTCGGTGTAGATGGGTTTGGAGTAATGATGTCGTTGTTGCCCGTCTGAGTTGGTGTTTGTGTATTGCCTTCAGTGCTGATGTACCACTCGCTCGGATCGCCGCCCGGAATCTCGGTTCCAGTTGGCGTCAACACCAAACCTTCATCATCTGCCGCAACGCTGACATCGGGGCGAGGGAACTGCAAAGTGATCCGTTCGGTCTTGCGCGCAGGCAAGCGGTACGGGTCTTTTTGATCCGCGCAACCTTGTTGACACACTTTTAAACCCGGAAAATTGGGGTCAGGCATTGCTTCAATAATAGCCCTTTTCATCTTACATCTGTCGCAGATGAAAATTGCTATTACTGCATTGCCGGTGGTGTCAAGGAAGCGTGGCATGCTTACCTCGTATAAACAGAAATGTTCGGAGCAAAGTAAATTGGCGACTTGTCGCGCTCTTCGTTCTCAGCCATGATGAAGTACTTCTCGGCCTGACCTTCCAAATAACCGATGCGACCTTGATCAACGCCGGGTAAAAGCATGCTCATTTGGTGGGCCAACAAGAATTGAATGGCCTGATTCCATCGTTGAGGAATCTCAAGTTGTCCATTCAAGTCGCCCACATCGTCAATCTGGCGCGAGTACCACACGGTCATCTGCACAAACGGGTTTGAAGGTGTGGGCCACAGCGTGATCTTTGATTGCGGTATCTGACGATTGAACCAAAATTGATACGGTTGATTTGCTGTAAAGTTTTTATTGGGCAGGTTTGTATAGTCGTCGCGGTTCAAGCGAGCCATAGTGATCTCAGTTGAGTTGGTTCCTAAGTACCACTCGTCCAAAGACAAGGTCGTGCCGCCAAAAGCTTGGATGCGATAAAACTCTACATTCGCACCGGGATCAATGTCTTGGAATACCCACTGACCATTGGTCACAGCCACATTGGTGCCGGTGTACAGCGTTGTCCAGTTGGTGCCGTCGCTTGAACACTGCAGGTAATAGTTCCATACTCCAGTGCCATTGTTGGCAATATAAGGCATGAAGCCAATCGAGCCAATGTATTGTGTGTTCGATGCGCCGTAGTCAACCGTGAAGTTGCCGTTGGGCGATGTTTGTTGGCAGTATGTATTGATGTTGCCATCAGCAAGGTTGCCAACCACACCGCCTGCACTTGATGAATACGACCCCACAGGGCGCGTCATAGTGCGATACAAGGCGTTTAAGACATCAACCCCACCCACAGGTAGTAAGTACTCGTATTGATTGGGCATGAGGCCGTATACGACCTTGTTGATAGCCCAATAATTGATACCTTGATTGATGAGGTTGCTGAGGCTAAAGAAAAGCGCCTGTTTAGAGGCTTGGACTTGTTCAACGGTGAGCTCCTCCGCAAGCTTACCCGATAAACGGGCACCTTGGTCAATGAACTGCTGTACAGTTACTACAGTTTGTCCGACAGTACCGCTGTAAGCCATTTATTTCCTCACCATCCGGGGCATTTCCAACGCTTGAGTGATGCTTTCGCCCGTTCAGCATCACCTTTTGAATGTTTCACTACCCCCGACATTCTCGCGCAAAAACTATCTTTACGCGAGCCGCCTTCAGGCTGTGGAGCTTTTAAATGTGAACCAGTTTTGGAGTTGTACGCTTTCCTACCGGCTTCAGTCATACCTGCACCTTCTTTGGTGCTCAAATAATGCCTGCCTTTGCCCTTAGTGGTTTTTCTAATAGGGCTTACCATGAGCAACCACCAGACTTTTTCATCGAACCGCCAGATTTTTTCTTGGCAGTTTTTGCAGATTCAATGAAAGCTTCTTTGGTTGGAGCTCCTTTACTACCCGGCTTACGCATGTGCTCTACAGGCTTGCCTTCAGCCTTTTCACGGGCTATACGCATCTGTTTTTTATGGATGTTGGCATACAAGCCGCCCTTGGCAAACTTTTTACCTTCATCTGCTTCCACAAATTCTTTGCCAACTTTTTGTGGCACACCACCAACACCACCTTTGGTGTGAGCGGCGGCTTCCATCAGTCGGTGTTGAGCGGCTGATTTGCTAGGCATGTCAAATCCCCGACTGAGTAACAGTCAAAGCCACACTTCCTGCACCCGTTGCGATATTGATTCGCAAAGCAGTAATGGGATAAGTGATGTTGCCGTTGGCTGTTGCGCTTGCGCCAGAGATAGATGTCGCAAACCAATTAGTCAAACCCGTAGTTGAGTTTGGATCATCCATGGAATACTGAATTGTGTACGATGAAACCGTACCTGATACAACTGCAACAAACCCAAGGTTAACTGGGTTCACATTTGTATTGATAATCATTGGAGAGCTTGAGCCTACTCCTGTCGTTGATATGGTATTTGGTTTCATAACATGTCCTTTTAAGAGTGAGGGGCCGAAGCCCCTCGCTTATTTCACACATTAGCCTTTGCGCTTTTTCACAGGAGACATAGTCACAGATGTGATTGTCTTTGTGACGCTACCTTTTGGCGGCTTGCCTTCCATAGAGCCCATCATTTTTGGCATATCGGACATAATTTTTTTGCCTAATCCACCCAATAATGCGGCTTTTCCACCTTTGGCATAACCTTTGTTTACTTCGTGCATGGCTGTCATGTGAGCATCTTCAGCATCATCCGTATGGGAATCAGATTCATGTAAATGCTTACCTTCAGGAGAGTAGAACTTGGTTCTGTACTCACCCCAGTCTTTGTCTTTGTAAACTTTGGCTACATGGCCTTGAGGGCCGGTATGAGTCTTGATGAGGCGAAGATTTGGTTTCTCCTCTTTTTCAACCTTACCGCCCCTTGCAAAGGTGCCAGATTGCAAGCTGTTTGCCACAGGTTTGCTAATGAAATGCTTAGGCATAGCCACTGGCTTGCCCATAGCATTCACATTACCCCCTGTGGCGTAGGCTTTTTTTGAGGCATGCCCTCCATGCTTATAGCCACCACCATTAGCAAGCTTCACATCACCAGTTTTGGTATTGGTTTTGCCTTTAGGAGTGGTATCAGCAGGACGGTTTTCCCAATTGCCGCCTTCAACGGTGTCGCGTGTCTCGTACTTGTCGATTGCGCCGCCGTCAGCCTTGTGGTGCATCTTGTGATGAGCCTTGCCACCATGTTTGAAACCACCTGCATTGCTCATGCGAACGCCGCCAGTGGCTTTAGAGCCGCTAAACTTGTCTGCAGTGTGCATGTCAGTGTTTTCGTAATAGTGCTCATTGCCTTCAATGGTGCCACCCAAGCTGATCTTGCCAGAGTTCATGCTCTTTTTGGAGTCACTAGGAATAGTGTTTCCAGTAGAACCGCCTTCAGCAAAACGATGAGTGCGACCACCGCGTTTGTAGCCTGCGGCTTTGCCCAACTTAACATCACCAGTCTTGCCACTGGTGTGATCGTGGTGCTCACCGTCGTGGATATTGTTGACAAAGCGTTTTGCGTTGCCTTCAACAGTGGTTTTGGTTTCGTCGCGATCAATTTCACCGCCAGATGCATAGCTACCGCCCATGCACATTGCTTTGTGATGCTTAAGCATCTTGCGAGCGTGTGCAGAACCGCCATCAGCCTTGCACATCTTTTCGTAGTGCTTGCACATGGCTTTGTGGTGCTCCATAGAGCCCTCAGGATGACCAGAAGTCTTATGAACTTTGCCACCGTGAGCGTGGTGAGCCATGCCACCATGCTTTTTGTGGTGAGCATGTGCCATGTCCAAAGACTCGTGGTGGTGCAATTCTTTTTCGAGCTTCTCGATCATCTTGTGATCTGCAGAACCGCCCTTTTTCATGCCGCCAAGAGCTTTCTTGACCATCATGGCGCGTTGCATGCGTTGCTGAGGAGTCATTTGACCCAAAGCCGCTTGACCCATAGGTTGCATGCCCATGCCGCCTGCAGGCATACCTGCCGCGCCGGGGGCCATAGCACCGCCCATAACCTTGTGAGCAACTTTGCCACCCTTCTTGTACATCTGGGGGTTCATTGCTTTCACACGAGCCATCATGGAAGGCTTTTTAGGAGCCTTACCGGCCTCAGATTCAAAAGCTTTATGCATACCACCCATTGCATGGTGTTGCATAGCTTTGTGACCATGCTCAGAATGCTCTTTGTGGTGCTTGGCTTTGACTTTGCCACCTTTTTTGAGTTTCAGTGATACTGAAGGCTCATCGGTGTACATCTTCACCATTGGTTTAAATTCAGACATGACAGCCTCCTATTAAGCTTGAGTCACGCCAAGAGCACCAGTGCGAGTTGCATTGGGGCCTGTGGCGATACCGGGCAGTGCGATAACAACCACCAAACGCTTAATGCCGTTGGTAGCGCTTGAAGGGATGTAAGTACCACGAACATCACCAGTGGTTGATGTTGCAGGGTTTGTCATGTCAGCAACTGCAAGCGTACCTGCGTCGTTGGCAAGGGTGTTGTTCCAACCTGTGCGAACAATGTATCCTGCATCAAACACACGCAATGGCAAACCGATCTTGTCGGTAGTACCAACAGTCACTGCGGCACCAGATCCACCACCTGCACCAGTCACAGAAGCGATCTGATAGAAAGCTTTGTTACCGGGTGTAGTTGCGTTTGCAACAGTCAAGATGTTTTCAGTCATTGGCTGACCGTAGTAGTCATATCCTGAAACAGTGTAGGTGCGAGGAGTACCGCCAGTTGTCAAGAAGATGGACACTGCACGAGGCGTATCCAACTGAATGACAGTCGTACCGTCGGTGCGAACCACAGACTTGGCAGAAGTACCTGCAGTCAAGGTCAATGCACCTGCGGCGGCAGGAGTTTGCGAAGCGGCAATATTTGCGGCTTGCAGAGTTTGAGGGATTAAGTCCCAGACATACTCACGACCCAATGGGCCCACACCAACTTCCATTGGAGATGGATCACCAAGGCCAGAGTTACCTGAGGCATAAATTGTGATTGAGCCAGTCGCAGACGAAGATTGGCTCAAGGTATAAGTACCTGTGCCACCTGCGCCAGAAACAAAGGCAGAGATGTAAGAGTTGGCGGTAATACCAGTTCCGTTGACATATTGTCCCAGAACCAAAGAATCACCAGAGTTCATCGATGTCACAGTCATTGTGGTGCCGGTTACGGAACCAGTGATAACGGCTTCAGCGTTCGTTTGATTTGTACCAATATAGCCTTGGGCAGTACCCAAGAACAGATCATCACTAAATTGAGGCATTTTTTTCTCCTTGTGGCTTGAACCACTCAGGTTTCAAAAAAGGGTGGGTTTTTAGGCCCACCCCACATTTTTTACATACCGGGCGTACCGTATGCACAGCGTGGATCAGTAAAGCCCACAGCGTAGCGCTCAGTAGCCTTGTAACGCATAGTGTCAGTTTCGAAGTCGCCTTCCATGGTCTTCTCCAAACGACGACGCATTAAGAGCTTGAAGCCCTCAGGAGCGTCGGTCTGAACCCACCATGCAGTAGCAGAAGTCAAACGAGACAGAACAGCGGCACCTTCGTCAAGCAAACCGATAGATTTGATTGGGTTAATGTCATTGTTTGCGTTACCAGTACGCAGAACAGATTTCAACAACACTTCAGCTTGGAAGATATTGCCGGGAGCCACGATCAATTGACGGGGCACCAAGCGAATACGCTTGCCGTTGTTGTCCACTGCTTGACGAATTTGAATCAACATCTGTTCGAGAGATGTTTGAGACAACACGGCGGCAGTAGCCAATTGGTTGCTGAAGGTACCGTTGACGATTGGGTGTGCAGTGTTAATCAAAGACACACCGTCACCGCCGGGGTAAGAGCTGTTGAAGGCCGTATTGAGAATGTTCGCAGACAACAATTCTTTGGTTTCCACCAAAGATTGTGCCAAGTGGCGAGCATAGACTTGACCAAGACGGATGTGGTCGCCATCTTCAACGAGAACCTTAGTCAGAGCAAAGGCCAAGCCATACACTTTGTAGAGGTAACGCTGTAAGAACAACACACCACCTTGCTGATAGGTCACTGGAGTACCGTCAGGCAATTGTGGAGCGGCGCCAAATCCATAAAGAACAGGCTCTTCGTGGTAGTTACGAGGAATACCATCTTCCTCACGGAAAACGCGTGACCATTCGTCAGCGCGTTGATCATAGACTCCGTCGAAACATTCGTTGAGAATTGGTTCAACTATCGAACGGAAATCCGTACTTCGCATTGGTGCGGCCATGATTTAGCTCCTTTTAAGCAATAGCAGTTACAGCACCGAAGAACTGTGACTGTGCGTTAACGACACGAACGATGGTGTAGGAATCTCCCCACGCATTGTCCACATAGGGGGCCAAATCAACAACACGCATTTGACCTTGGACGGTATTACCGGCGGCAGTAGCAGAGCCCAAAGTGGCTTGCGACAGACCTGTGGTAGTAGAGCCTGCGGTCACATTGGTGAAGTTGTACTCGTTGCCGAGGGTAGTCTGAGCCATTGAACCGTCAGCTTGGATTTCATAAACGATGTTTTGATCGTTGTAGAAATAAGCAACGCAGGAACCGGTGGTGTACGCGGTGCTTGCAGGCCAATAGTTAGAAATACGACGGCGACCAGTTGTATCAGTCCACTCAACGCCTGCAAAGGCACCAGACCAAGCCACGGCAGAGCCGGAAGCAGGGTTGGTTGTCAAAGGGATGATGACACCGGCTGATGCTGAATAAGCAACAGGTTGGCCTTTCAAAATGTTGTTTGAATAGCCAGAGGTAATTCCATTAGCAAGCGCTTGAGCGCGATCCAGACCGGAAGGGTGGAACGCAGGGCGCAAACCAAATGGAGCTGATGTACTAGACATATGTTTCTCCTAAGAAGTTAACCCGAAAATACGGGTGTTTTGTTTGGTTGCTGATCAAAAGAGCCCATACCTTCGCCTTCAACTTGTACCAAGGGACGACCTGTACTGTCGCGGCCCTGCAGGCTTTCCATTTGAATCTTGACTTTCTCTGCTTCTTCACGAGGTTTGTCGTGATGCATGAGGGTCATGACCTCTTGGAAGAGCTCCATAGGAAGCTTAAACAGTAACATTTCGTTACATGATATATATCCAACATGCTCACCTGACTTCACTCGATAATCTTCATAACCGGGTAACTCTTCCGACTTAACGGGTACATACCCTAAGCGAATCCGTTTATCTATGCTGTCATAGCTGTTAGTTGTTGAAAGCCAACAAAGGTGCCACCCGTCCATTTCGGGCAACTTAGGCAATGCTGATTGCGTCCACTCCTCACTCCACATCTTTCGGCGTTCCTGTGTCGAAGCGAACTTTTCTTGAGGCGCTACGCGTCCTGCTTCCCCGTTTTCACGGTCTTGGCGTCCGTTAGCGTTCAAAGATTTTTTGAGTCTAGATTCCATAATGTTTTCCCCTTAGATTAGTTGTTACGGTTTGCGCGATCAAACGCAATAAAGTTTTTGATCATGCGAGCTTTTCGCTCAGGATTTTCCCAAGCACCTGCGTCCTTCATCGCTCTCACTCTTTCGGGTGAAAGGACGAATTGAGAGCGGTTAGAGCCCCCATATGCCGCTGATGCTTCTCTTCCTGAACTAGTCACAACATTCCTTGGTCTTCTGACATTACGATTTCCGTTGTCATTGTTTCCATTGTACCTATGAGGCAATTCTTTTTGCAAACGGCTATCAAATTCTTCCCAATATTCGGGATCAGCCGGATCCCAACCTTGGTTTGCCATGATCTCATCGACCTTTTTAGCAATCTTGCTGTCGGGGTCAGTGTTAGCAGGGTTGTACCAACGGTTGTTGTTCATCCAATCCTTTGCAAGGCGCTGAACTTGCGGATTTGCAGGGGGCGCGGCCTGAGGTTGTTTCAGATTGCGCTCTGCTTGGTTCTTTAACTGCCTCAGATGACGCACTTCTTCTTGCGCATTCATCATTAGAGTCTGAGCCGCCACCATAGCTTGCCCATCACCGGTTTGTGTGGCCTCAGAAATCTTCATTTTGGCGTATTCGAGGCGTGTCAACGCATCGTCTGCCGCTTTGTCGATCTTGACAACCTGTTCGGCTTTGGTGTTGCGCTCTAACTGATTTAAGCGGCGCTTGAATTCTTCGTTTTCACGCTGTAACTGCTGAAGACGGACATCCTTTTCCTGATTTGTCTTGCGAATAAGGTCTTTTTTAGCTCGGCGTCGATTGCGTTTTGCATCACGCACCTCGTCGCTGTCATTTGGATGGTCTGCATCAGCGTCGTTGACTTCTTTTGCACGATCAAACCCATTTTGTTCTTCAACAACTTCAGGTTCGAGCATTTTTTCAGGCACTTCAACGGTTGCAGAGCCGTCGTTTTGCTCTTCAACCTCAATATTTTCTTTTTTTTCAGCCATTTTTTTTCTCCTTACACATATGCTTTGAACGATAGTGGGTCATCTGTGACCTTTGCTATCAATTCGTGGTCGTTAATCGTCATGAATAAGACGGGTTCTTTAAACTCTTGGTTAATTTCCGATGGAACATAACGCTCCCAACGGTCACCACCCCATTTAGGTACCCGTACAAAGTCACCAATCTCAGCCCATGAGCCTTCAGGCCATGGTTGCATGGTATCTCTGTTCTTAAACGCCAGTGGGCCAATAGCCACGACCTTGCCGATCATGTTGTTCCACTTCTCGTTTTCTTTGGTTTCATCGACGATGATGATGCGGCCTGCTTTCTTTTTGATTCGACGCAGTTGCACAATCACACGACCACCGTAAGGAGCTTGTCCTGCCGGTACATCAGGGAACGCCCATGCCATTTCTTCGGCGTTAGGCGCTCCTGATTGACCCTCGATGGTAGGGATGTCTTTGGTATCACTCATTTTTGTATCTCCATCACCATATTTCAGGTGCATAAGCGCGCTTATTCAGCGCATTGGTTAAAATTTGCCTTCTTCTTCTTCCAAGATGTTGTCAATAATGTCTAAGGTTGATTGCAACCCTTGATGCTCACCGACTAATCTTTGGTACGATTCCCAATTGATTGGCGCCCCTACGGATAGAGCCTCCTTCAATTCGTCTTGTCGTAGTTTGATCCTATGGATCAGTTGCTCAATCATTTATTCTTTTTGGTCACAGCATGTGCCAGACCGCCAGATTTTTTGCCTTCAGAGGAAGATTGACTTCCACCTTTAGGTTGCATTGCAGTGCCATCAAGCTTTTCGCCTTGAGCGATACGCTTATGTTGCGGCACATCAATGGTTCTCTGTTCGTAATCAGATGTTGCCATTTGGAGCTCCTTGTGGTTGAGGTTGTGGCCCTTGTGGGGCCGGTGGTGTCACAGGCATTTGAGGTGCCTGTGTTTGAGCTTGAGCCGCTTGTCGAATCGTCTCATGCGTCATCTTGGCATTTTCAATGGCAATCTTAGTCTGATTGTCCATTTGAGCTTTTTGTTGATCCAGAGCCAAACGAGCCTGAGCCAGTTGAGCGTCTTGCTGATCTTTCTGGGTCTTACGCTGTGTCTCAGCCGTCTGAGTATCCTTAACCACTTGTGCGTCTGGTGGTATTGGAGGTGCCTTGGGTTGACTGCGCTCTTGTGCCATCTGAATCAGCTTCTGGAAGGACGGCATCAGGTCGCCAAACACATCATTGACATCCAACATCACATGGGCACCAATGGTCGTGAAGACCTTGTCGATGGTCGGCGTGAGGTTCGGGTTGTCGTAGTCGTCAATTGGTTTGCCGGTCATCTCTTGCACATAACCGTTCGAGCGGTTCAAGTACCACAAGGTCATGTGTTGTTTCAAATGCTCGATCAAGTTGTTGAGGTATGCCGGGTCTGCAAATGGGTTTTGGCCCAAGAACGGATTCATAGCAAACTGCAAGTGATCTTGAATGTGAGCAATATGATCTTGTTGAATGTACGCATAGGCTGACTGGCCCACGAGCATAGCCGCATTCTCATCTGCCGAGGTGCGTTGCTCAGGTGCAGGCACATCGTTCATGATGTCGTTGATGTTGGGCACTTTCATTTGCTTGAGCATGCGTGAAATTACTGGCCCAAGCTTGAATTGGTCAGGGAACTGTTGCGCCAACTGCAACACCGCTTGCGACTGCGCCATGCGCTGAGTCTCAGAGAAGATGTTAGGGTCAGACACCGGCTGTACATCGGTGTTCTTGGCAAAGTCTTCGCGTGTAATCTCAAGGTCAGACACAATGTCTGTTTTTTGCATGTCGTCAAAGTACCAACGGTTCAGACGGCACAAAATCTTTAGCACACGAGCCTGTGAAGCATGCAGGCGCGCATGAATCGATGAATAGACTTGTGAGCCTTGCTCAATCAAAGCTTGCGTGGTGCCAACTGGAGCTTGCGCATTTACATCGGCAATCTTTTCTTCAGCCGTTGTGACCACAGATTTTGTTGCCTTGTCCAAAAAGCCCAATAATTCAAAGAGTACTTCGCTTGGTGGGTTGAACGGCATCGGCATAGCAATTTGCCGAATGTCTTGCACACCGGGTGCGCCTTCAATCTCAATAATCTGAGTTACATCGACTTGCTGAGATTGACCACTAATCTTCGCGCCCTTAAGCTTAAGCATAGTAGCGGCATTGTTAATGTGCGCACTGTCCAAAAGAGCCCGTAAAGAGCCAGTAAGAGCGGCACTGAGGCCACCAATAAGGTGAGGTAAACCAATAGCATAAGCACCGCGCCAAGGTATGAACTTGAACTCAACCACCCAATCGAGTTTAGTGTGTGTCTCATCTGTTTCCTCCCAGTTGCGATACAAACCAACCACTTCGTTGTCGAGCACATCGATCATCAAAATGTAGGGCGCGTTCTTGCCCTTGGTGTGCTTGTCATCTTCGAGCTCAAGCCATGTGTAGATATGATAGACGGTGCGAATACCGTCTTTGTTCTCTTCGAACTGCTTGCCTTCAATCTTGTTGTTGGCTTTCGCTACTTTGCCCTCATCAATCGTGCCGGATGCCTGCACATAGTTGATGTCGCGGTACATGCCCGACTTAATGCGGCGCTCGAACTCAAACTGGGTGATCTCGTGAATCTCAGCGGCGCGCTGTGCCGTGTAGAAGTTGGTTGCCGCAAAGGGCAGGATCACCCGGTCAATTGGCAAGAACTCAATGCAGGGGCGCTTCTTGTCCTCGTCGTACCACAGCTTCATGTACTGTGAACCGCCGAGTGGTAACTGGGTCAGAAGTTGTTCTTGCTCGTCGCGGAACTCTTCAATTTGCTCAGTGATCTGCCAGTTAAGGTACTCAACCTTGCGCTCTGCAACCGCCGTCTTAAGATCGTCAACCTTACCAATAATTTTTGACTTGACCGGGCCATCTGGTGGAAAGAGCTCTTTAATTGCGCGAGCGGCAAAATCAACGCAACCCTCAGCCATGGCAGGATGCACGACCTTAGAGGCTCCCATAAAGGTTGCACCTCCGGGGGCATCATTGCCCATACCAGTCCGTTTAATACCTTCTTCATATTGTTTGTCGCGCAGTTCTCGTGCCTGCTTATCGCTTTCAAGTAAGTCTAAATAATTGAAGACAATGTCCGACAAAACACCGGGGTCAACAGAATCTGCTAAGTTGTCGTAGAACTCTGGGTTGAATTCTGGGCCATCATCAATATCAACAATGGCTGAACCGTCTGGCAATTCGTCAGTGTCGAATGCAGGCATGTCCATCACAGCGGAGCCGTCTTCTTGCTCCTGAATGTTTAAGTCGTCATCTTTTTCAGCCATGATTATCCTTTATTGCCTGAGTGCTTGTGCTTGGCTCGTGCAAGACTTTTTAAATTTAAGCCTTTGTGTGCCTTATGCGCATCAGGGCTGTGCAAGTGATGCTTGTGCTTGACATGGTCTTCAGGGTCATTGTGGTGCTCCAGTCCATGGAACTGGGCATAAAAATGATGTGGGTCTAGTTTCTTCTTGCTCATACTTCCCATCCTTCGTCATTTGATTTTTCTCTGGGTGCAGGACTTTGTGGATGAATATGCACCGTCCTGTTCTGCGGTATTGTCTCACCCAATTTGGGCTTGCCGGTCTTTGCTGATATTTCAGTGGTCGGTACACGAGAATACCTGCCGTTTTCTTTCTTCATCAACTGTGGATCGTACTTCACAAAAAAGCCGTTCGAGTCAATGTGAGCGTTGCCTTTTTCACCAATGGCTTTCTTGTTCTTCAAGCCCACAATCACGCCATGCTCGCCCTCAGGTTGAATGTCCAGTGGTCGGAAGTCATGGCTGTCACCATTGATGACCTTGAATACTTTGCCAGTCTCGTGATCAACGATCTGGTGGGGCAGGTGCTCATTGTGTGTGAAGGCCATTGCCACATTGTCACCACCCTCCAACCGACGGCGCATCTGTTTCCAATTGCTATTGGGGTTGTGAATATCTTGGTCGCTCACGCCAGTGCTTGAGTAAGTGTAGTGGTGGTTGGGCGCGATAGGGTTGGTGTTGTTCTTGGTGTAGTCATAGAAGGTCACATCAGGGTGACCGTTGATGATGGCCTTGTGGACTCGTGGATTGAGATCCGACAGCACATTGAGGCGCACACCCAAGTGGTTGTTGTTTTGTGCCGCAATCGCTTTGGCGTCTTGAATTTCATCATAGAGCTTGACAGCAAAAGAGTGAGGGTCGTTGATCATCGCCAAGGTCTTGTTCAAGCTGTTCAAGCGTGGGCCCTTGAACTCTTCGAGGTTGGTGCCACCGCCAAGTTTGAAGTAATTGCCTGAGGTCTTGCCTAAGCATTCTGCTTTACATGATGCTGAGTTGGGGCAGGTGTTGAACTTGCCCTGAACAAACGCAGGAGCCAGTGCCAGACCAGTCGTCTCGACACCTCGATTATCAGGAAGCTTGATAGCCTCCTCGCCGCCCTTTTCAGACTTGATGAGCTTGGCGTTCTTGCCGAGCAAATCTTTAGGCTTGTTATCACCTGTTCGGCCCACATGGTTGGACACCATCTCAGCGGCTCTCACGCTGTTCATCATGCGGTTATGTGAAGGAAGAGCTAAGTGATGGGCAATCGCCTCATCAAAGGCGCGAGCCAGACTAGCAATGGTTGGGTTACTGGCATCATAGGGCGTGAATCCATTAGGGGTTTTCACTGCTCCTTGGGTCGCAGGCATGATGTTGAATACACGGCGCTTGGGTGGTTGACCACCATCGTTCATGTGAGGGAAAGCGTCACGGGCTTTCTTTTTAAGGAGTTCTAAGCGCATTGCACCACCTGAGGCCATTTCAATGTCTTCGTGAAGTTTTACATTACCGCCTTCTTCGTAACCTTGTTTTTGTAAATTTGTTAAGTACTTTTCAGATAAGAATTGACTTGGAATATTACGCACAATATCCATGTAGCCGGGATCCCTACCTTTGGTTTGTTTTATTTGATTAGTAAAATCTTCTGCAAATGTTTTGAATGGAACTTGTTGAAATGCATCAGGGCTTGTCTCGCCATGTAACATAAACGGGAACGCTTGATTTAAATGTGGTTCATGTGATGTCTCACCATTAAATGTGAATACATGCGGGCCCACCGATAAAGTTGGAGCATGAAGTAACTTTGGATCGGTTGTATCTTCAATCATTTTAGATGCGTCAAATATTTGAGCTTTTTTTCCACCTATTTTTTTACCTGACATTAAATCAGATAAGATGCGTCTTTTTTCAAATGTATTAAACAAATCATTATCATCAAAGTTAGCATTTGGTTTAAAAATAGCTTGAGATGGTTTTTTTTCTGTACCCCTTGTCATAGCTGATCTCATAATATCTAACATCTCAGCTTCTTTTTCAGGACTCAACAAACCCGCTTTTTTTGCTTGTAAAAAGTTTTTGTACATCCTATCAAAAACTATTTGATTAGATGTATGCATTTCGGGTGTGCCAATAAATGTTGTCCAAATGGCATTACCCTCTGGCGCTCTTTTATTTTGGCGGTTCAATAATTTAATTGCTGTTCCAGACTTGCCAACACCCCATGTTCTACCTGCGTAATCAGGATCTTCTAAGCCGATTTGAGAGAATCCAACACCGCCCCTCATTCCATTTTTTTTCTTTTCTACTTTAGCACGATCAGCTTCAGTCAAAAAAATATTTGATCCTTCATGTTTTCCTAAAACTTCTGATGCTTTTTGTAATCCCTTTTGAGCTTTTTCAAATATAGCTCTTTTCATTTCTTCAACAGTAAGTTTTTTTGGCTTTTGTCCACCATTAGCCATACCACCATTTGCTAATTGTTGTGGTTGCTGAGTTGTTCCTCCTCCCATAGCCGCCAAAGCTTGGCCTTGAGGCGTCATTTGGAGCATGTTGCCCATCTGCGCAGGAGCTCCACCGCTTGGGCCTGTGGGCGCGCCACCGGGTGCAGGAGCGGCGCCGGATGCTCCCGGTTGACCGGGCTGAGGCTGACCGGGCATTTGCGGAGGTTGTGGGTTGAGTTGTTGGCCCGGCTGTTGTGGGTTTACATCCACGCCACCAATTGGCATGCCATTTTTGGTTGATACGCCACCAATAGATGGGATACCACCAATAGGCTTGGGGTTGGGGTTGATGAACATTTTGGGTTGCATGTCCACAGCTTCATTTACGCCGATGCTGTCCATGAGGTCTGGGTTTCTGTGCTGTGCCAGATTGACGCGCATCTGCGCTAGTGATGGTTGATTCATTGTGCCTCCTTCGGCTTTGCGTTGAATGAAGTGCTCAGGAGCAATTGTATAAATTTGATCAGGTGTGTAGCCATGCATGTCTGCTACACGGTGTATCTCAGTCGGCATCTCATCTTGCTCATGCGCTATAAATACTCTATGACCATTGCTCATCTTACGCATAGCATCTAGATCGTTATCTACTGGGCGTCCATGCTTACGCAACATTGATACGATTCCACCTTTGGCGGCGAGTAGATCGTTCTCATGAACTCTATGGGGATCAAAAGCCGCGAACCGAGATCGAATTACAGATGGATCGGGAAACATGTGCTGTGTCTGCACACCACCCAAGTCAGACATGTCATTGATTTGTAGTCGGTCATATCCATGGTGTGGCAAATTTTCTTCCATGCGACGAGTCTTGGGCATACCAGTCGCCTTAGCCATGTTCTCTCTGAACCATCCACCAGAGTGTGGGTCTTCTGGGTGCAAGTCTGATACTGTGAGCTTGCGACCTCTTGCCACAATCGGTAACACATTGGGCGCGGCATTACCTTCACGACGCTCACTCTCTGCATAGATATCGGCAATCTCTGGGTCTTCTGTGGCATATGTTCCTGCGCCATAGCGTGGATGCTTTTCGAAAGCAGGAAACTCGCTGTTTGTACCGTGATAAAGCTTTTCATCAAGGTTATAGCCTAAAGCTCGCGCTCGATCTTCTGCTGTATTGTGCTCATGCAAACCCAACATCTTAATGGCGTTCAGTCGGGCCATCTCATGGGCATGCGAATGTGGGTATTTGGGTTTGCTCATTCGTCAATTATCCTATGCGGATTGCTTATCGTCCACCGGCAGTTTGGACACCGGTTGTCTCCCTGACAGACTCCGAGACTCTCGCAACTCCTCTTGCTCTTTGCGCCACTTGATCCACTCACGCAATTGTTGGACGGCGAGTTGCTCCCAGATTTCTGTTCGGTCTTGGACGCTGATCTCAAACCGGTTCTCGCAGACCGTGGTGCGCACTCCATCAAGGTGCATGACGCGCTTGTAGGCGCCGTTTGTTTGTTCGTAATATAAGTAGTCTTCATCTGCCATGCTGTCTCCTTTCTGGTTGATACTAATTAAATTAGTAGGTATAAACCCTTACTAATTAAATTAGTAGTGGTCATTGCGAATAAGGGTTCTGACGCCCTTTCATGTTGTAAATCTCTGCGTCACTGATGTCTTCAGGTTCGAGCTCCTCACGGGGGCCGGAGTCGATGCTGATCCAACCGGCGTCCCTCAAGTACCTTAAGGCTTGACTGATGCAGTCCACAAACTCATCATGCATTGTGCCCTCAGGGAACGAACAAATTTGTGACACCATGCCTTCAGCCCAGTCACGCACGAAGCCGGGGGTCTTGGAGCTCTCAGGCACCCAGACGCGCCCTGCCTTGATGATGTTGGCGACGATGGACAGGCGCTGTATCTTGTCTGCCCGTCCGGGGTTGTACGGCATGACCGGTAGGTGGGCGCGCTGTAAGTCTTGAATCAAGGAGATGCCGGCGCTCTTGTCCTCAATCAGGATCAGGTCAACGAGCTTGCGTGTCTTACCCTCACCGTAGACCACCTCAAACTCGCTCATGATCTTGGGGCGCAGGTCAGGGTATTGCAGGTGCTCTTGCCAACAATCAATGATGAGCACCGACATGGCGCCGTCCTCTGGTCGGTAGACGCCAAGGGTCATGTGGCCCGTGGGATCGTTGTGGGTCTTGTCCGATGTCGCGCAATCCACCGACTGGATGATGTACTCGAACTTAGGGAAGGGTTTGTCTTTAGGCCAGAGCCTGAACCACTCACGGCGAACGATGCCGCCCTCCTCAGGGTCAATGATCTCAGCGTGAATCTCCTGCCTGCCGAGGTTGGTGCCCTCGTACTGCAGAATCTGCTTCTGGAAGCTTGGAGCAAGGTTGTCCTTGTTAATGTAGGTCGATGCCTTGGTGATCACCACATCGTCATTCTCGCGGCTCAGGAGCTCCATGATGAGCGGCTTGGGCTTTGGTGTGGTGGTCGCGATGATGCGTGTGCGTTGGCCCAGACGAACTGCAAACTGGATTTGATCCCATGCGGCCTGCAGGTCATCATAGGCGGCGAGCTCATCGAGCCATGCGCCATGCCACTGGCCTCCACGGAAGCGCTCCGGCTCCGATGCCGGGATGCCCTTGATGAATGAGCCATTGATGAGCCTGAGCTCGTGCAGGGCCTTGTTGTAGTCCTCAATCAGGGAAGGTGGGCACACATTAAGCAGGCCAGAGTCACCCTCGAAGCATGTGCCGCGAATGTCGCCTGATGTGGGCGCAGAGACAAGCCATCGAGTGCCGGGCATATCCCACGCCCATTCCAGTAGTGTTTCGGTTGCGGCGCGAGTCTTACCGGCTCCACGGCCTGCGAGCATAAGCCAAATGTTCCACCATTCGCCTGCAGGCTCAATCTGGTGCTTGTGGGCGCCCTTCATCCACTTCATGCGCCAGTTGATCACCGTCTGGGCAATGTTCGTCCGTTGGGCGTAATCCTCTTTGAG